GAAATCAAGTGGGTCGTTTGAGCTGATGCAAGGCTTGCCTCGGAAGGGGGCACTGATGATCACTTTCTGAGAGGAAGGGAGAGCAAGGTCCACAGTGAAGCAGGGATAGATTGACATATTGTCGACGGTCGGCGTAGTTGGGGGCTTTCGGTCTCCAGGAACCAAGTACATTGCTAGTTGTCCAGCGAACATACCTGATGAGGAAACGACGAGCTCCAGTTAAGCTTCCGACGAATTTTGTGTGCAATCCCATCCACCAGGCTTGAGCGGGTCCCATGCAATCGGTTTCAAAGGGAGAGAACTGTTGCTGGTAAAGCTTGGTATTCTTGGTGGTAGAGCTTGAAACTACCAGATCTTTAATGACACGAGGGACATAGACCTGGGCTACAGCTGTATCCAAGTATCCAGAAAGCTCAACCAGTTCTAGGGGTAGGCCGGGGTTGGACATGAGGACAGGAGTGGCGGTAGTGCCTTGGTTCATTGAAGGGGCTGCGGGCATAGCTGCTCCAGCAACTGCAACATTTCCAGGGTTCATCATTCCGGGATCAGGGGCTACTCCAGCGTTTGTGGACACTGTGGGAGCAACTCTGTTTTCGGTTGGAACTGAGGTGGGTGCAGGGGCTGACTGAGCGAAGTCCTGAGGCATGATGGCATGAGGTCGGTGGCAAGCGCAGACTGGAGAGGCAGGGTGATGGAGCTGGTTGTGAGCCTTACAGGCCTTGAGGAACAGGTTGTTCACGGTGTTCTCACTTTCGCAGAATGGGCATGTATCCCACTGGTCAAATGTTTCCGGAACGTGTTTCCTGTAGCACTCAAAGCATTTTGAGAACTCGCCATTTCCACGCTGGGCATAGGCCAAGCACATCGGGCAGTTGTCTCCTTCATCGCGGAGTGTCCATTCGCAGCAAGTAGGGCATAGATGCACAGTTTCTCCATGTGCGGTGATTACGGCGTCGTTGAGCTCGTCGTCAACCAAGTTGGAGTAGGCTTCTGTTTCCCACCTGAGGGCCGGATAGTATGACATACATCGGGGGTTCATGCAGAATTCGTTGATATCTGCGATGGTCCTGAGCATGAGGCAAGTGTAGTAGGCGTGGTCGCCACAAGTCTTGCACTCGAGGAACATGGGCCTCCTGAATTTTATCAAGCGATGGATGGGGACTCTGTCTTCTTCCCACAGGCGGTCTTCCTTGAGGGGATGGTCGTAGATGTCATCGAGGTCCTCTAAATCCGGGTATTCACCCAGATTTCCGAGGGTCTTCTCTGTCCACAACTCCTGCCAGGATAGCTCATCTGGGGGGATAATGGCTAGTTCCAGTATGGGGTTGACAATGTCGTCGAACTCTGGGGCATCAAGTCCTTCACTGATATGGTCAATTAGGATCTGTTCAATGTTGTAGGGAAATTTGTTGCTAGCATTTTGAGGGAAGTCATAGTTTCCGCAGACGTCGTATCCTCGTGCTGGATAGCTAGTATCCTTGGGAGTTTCAGGAGCAGGGTCACGGGGAGGAAAGAACTGGACCTTGAGGGGCCAGGCTGCTTTCGAGGCGCAGACGGGGCACATGTTGTAAGTACAACTGTCGAAGGGGAGGT